ATTGCGTTCATGTCATGATACTTATTAGTCCAACCGACAATTGAAGAGCCATCATGTTCACCGTCTATATCGTTGCTGTTATAACTTATGTTGTCAGCCATGTGTCCATACTTTTCGTCTTTATGATTTGAGTAGTGTTTCTTTCGCGTGACTTCCGTTAAGTTATCAGCTAACTTCTTAGCACCAGCTGCAGTTATCCGCTCTTGTTCAGCCTCATCAGGGACTAGTTTGTGAACGTCTTTAAGCCAGCTTGCTAGTTGATCGGCCATATCATCGTTTGCCATAGCTAATCCCCCTTTGTAACCTGTTTTAAAGTCAGGTAGTCGTAGGCTAGGTAGCTGTTTGAATCATCCATGCTGTCGTTAACCACACTGTAAAGGCTACCTTGATATTGGCATTTAATACCCTCTTTAACGGTGCTGTTATGACGTATAATGACCACGACTTCGTCCAGTTGTTCGGCTGTTAGTTGGTAGCTACTAGCAATGCTCCTCGTGTAAGGGGCACACCATAAACTGGCCGTAACCACAAATGCCTGCTTACTAGTCCCATTAATCGGGTTCTGAACTGTCTTGGTCGTTCCTATTTGAAGCTTACGGTTAAAGCTGGCCGGTGTAAGTTTATTTAAAGCCATTTATCCAGCCCCCTTAGCGAGGCAAATCGCATCTAAGTGATCAAGCATTAGTAAAACACCTTTGGGCTGTCCGTTGGCTAGGTTGCGATCATAATAAAGTGCCTGAGCCAATGTGATGATAGCCCGTGTATAAAGGGGGTTATCAACAATGCCTGGATAAGCGGCTAGTTCGATTGAGTCGTTTATAATAGCCTGAGACCCATTTAACAGCGCGGTTATTGTAGCTAGCTCTTCGTCAGTCTGATCAATATGCAACTCATCACACACTTTTTTAGCTAGCATTTCATCTATTGTGATTAATACAACCCCCTTTCAATAGCCGCCCGAATTATTGCCGTACTGTGTATTTGTTAGCGACTATTTAAATACTACTTTCCTGCGGTTGCAGTTGATCCTGCTGTGGTACCAGTTGCGCCCTTGATATTGACAATCAAATCTTTACGGGATTGAACTACATCTTCGCGCAAGTAGATCCCTAATTGTTGATACCAAACATCATAGGTATCCATAAACTTACCAGTAATTTCATTATTTTTAAAGTTAATAACTGCTTTTTGTAATGGTGCAATAATGATATTTACGTCGCCAGCCTTAGCATTTGGGAACAACGTATCATCTATCACTACAACCGTTTTGCCAAGAATTGTGCTACCAGTTCCTTTGGTTAAGTCAGGTTGAACTAATGGGCGCCCTTGCGCATCTTTCAATTGGTCCAAAGCATTAAAGGCAGATTGAGACAACACGATTGAAGCGGCTGCACTATCATTAGGCTTCAATGTCATGTTAAGTGCCGTCTTGATAGCTGCAACCAAGTCAGTCGCTTCCACAGCAGTAATGCCATCGGTCAATGCATTAATAATCAAGCCATCATCAGTGTTATCGCGCAATGTAATTAAGCTTTGGGACAATTCTGATTGCCAATCGTAGTCAGAATCACTGAGTAGATCCTGTGAGTACACGTAAGCACCTGTGTAAGTTTGCAAGTCCCAATTAATTGGAACAATCGTAGGCTTTTTACCCGGTACAGTCGTTCCAAATTCGGTATGTGCTGCTAGTTTTTCATTAGTGTCCCACATTACTGGCAACTTACCAGTTGAATGCTTAACAGATACAGTTCGAACTAAGCTACCTAAACGTGGGAATTGGTATGTTTCGTGTTCTACGTTTAAAATATCTTGTGGAATAAGTACAGACCCATCAGATAAGCCAATACCTCCAGTTACATCACGTGTTGTTTTACCATTTTTTAACACAGAAAGCATATCGCGCTTGTTAATTTCTAGTTCATTATCTTTAGTTAATGTTTTCACTTTTTCTGACCCTCTTTTATTTTTAGTCTTAGTTTTTGAATCTTCCTCTAGCTCTGAATCATCAGAACTATCATCGCCTGAGTCACCATCGTCAGGATCATCATCCCGTTTAGCGTTTTTAGTCTGCTTTTTAGTAGAATCAGTAGTGCTTTCACCATCATCTTTGGTACTATCACCATCTTTTTTAGCTGAATCGCCCTTAGAATCCGCCTTAGAAGCGCGATTTTCTTCATCATTTAGTGATTTCAAAGTTTCAATTTTTTCACGCAGACCGTCGCTTTTACTACGTAATTCTTTCACTTCATCGACGCTACGCTTGATTTCACCAATGTCACTGTCTTCCTTGTCCAAAAGCGATCGTGAAGCAATCATTTTAGCCTTTAATTCGGCTTCATTTTTCGCTAATTCTTCTTGCAAAGTTTCAATTTTCAAATAATGTCACTCCTTTTCTAATAAGTCCAACAAAAAACCAGCCTTGAGCCGGTATTGTTGGTCATTGCTAAATTGTTTTAACCCTCGTGATACTGATACTGAGGTTTGCGTATAAGCCGGCAATGCTGTAATACTAATTTCAACTAACTGGTCAATTTGATTAACCGTGTGAATAATATTGTCGTTATTATCATATTTCCAGTCGTCATCAGCGATCGTGAAGCCAAATGAGCAGCCTTTTAAGTTCCCATTCTTGATGTTTTCATAAACATCTCGCCCTAACGTTGTGTTCGGCATGTTCAATGCGAATAAAACACCATTCTGATCAACCTTTAATTCTAGTGAGCCACTATCGACTCGCCCTAAAATGTTGTCTAAGTTGTGGTCATACAGTGCAATGACGCTGTTCATATTTACTCCGTCGAAAGCATCTGGACTAATATACTCGGTAAATCCCATATCTTCACTTGGCTTGCCAAATACTACTGCATAACCGCTTACTTGGCCAATTGCTGTGGTATCATCACTTGATAAATCACGAGTTTTTAAATCTTGAATGTAAACGCTACGAACATTTTCATCCTTATGAATCTTGGTTGCCGATAATCCCATTACTTATCACCCCCTTCTCGGCAAGTAATGCCTTAACTTCATCAGCGTTGAACACAGGATTTGTTCCTGTATTGAGCTTTGAAATCATATCAATAATTTGGCTGCCATCTACGTCCGTGCTGTCACGAACATTTAATTTCAAATCAGGTAGATTTAGCTTAAATGCCAATTCCGAAATCATCGGATTAATATACCGGTTCAATGAACTGGCGTAAAACGACATAATTTGCTGACTATTGCTTTGTGCATCTGCTTTTGTGCGGTTCAAATATGAACTAGGAACACCAAACGCTTCAGCAACCCGATCAGCAGACCAGTCTAAGTTATTCAAAAATTTAGCCACATCAGCATTAATTTGAATCGTACTAAGCTGCGCCGACTGATCCATCACGATGGTTTTACCGGCATTTTCACCGGTATTTTGTTCATCGAAGCTATCTCTGATAGAATTTTTTGACTCTTTATCAAGTTTGGCATCTGGGATATTAATAATGGTACTTGGATTAATGCCATTTATAAGTGTGGATAACGTCAAACGATTAGCATTTTCACTAATCTCGACCGGGTAGATGAGACTATCTAAAGGCGAAATTCCCATGAATTCTTGTCCGCCAACAATTTCGCCGGTCGGCATCAATCTAATATGAATTATTTCAGAGTTATCTGCCACTACGGTACCACGATCATCGGTAAAATTAATTTCATAACTAATATTTTCAAGGCCATCTGCTAAATTGACATTTACTTGTGACGTTGGGATCTGCTCTAACCATTGTGTAGGGCCTAATCCACCATGAATCAGCAAGTAACTATTACCAGTTAGTAAGGCTTGAATCAGGCTAGACTGCCAAAATGAATATCCATTAATCAATTTACTTGGCTGTTTCAGTAAACGGTCATATTTACCGGTATTCTGAAATGTGCAACTTGCAATATCGCTTGAAATTAAATTAATCATTGCAAAAATGTCGACATTTTGGAGCGCTCGACGTGCATCGACAAAATTATGTGCAATAATTTTACCATTGCTAACACTGAAACTAGGAACATAACCTTTACTGCCTAAAAACTGTGAGCGTTTCTCGAACATCTCAAATGGTTTATAAATACTAATAAAAATTCACCTCATTTCTATTTTGGACTATCACCCAAAATTATCGCAACTAACACTAGTGCAATTCCGAGCACAACCCATCCCAAAATAAGATTAAATAAAAAGGCTCCTATCACAATTGATAAGAAGCCCAGGCAAATAAAAATAAATGGTACAAGTAA